CAAATGGAGCAGTAACCCCACTAGTGGATACAAGCGAGTCTGTTCATACACATAAATTCACAATTGAAAAAGCAGGGGTGTATAATGTATATGGAACAATAACTGCAGAGTTTTCATCATCAAATGATATGACAATAGAACTATATAAGAATGGCAATCCAACTGGCGCAAAGGCGAATTTACAAGGTCGTGGAACAGGCAAAGCAGTTCAGTTTACATATATAGGGGATTTTGAATATGATGAGGCAGATTTTTTAGAATTATACGCATTTGCAGATAGTGGTTCAATTAGTCTTTTAATAACTAGTTCAACAATGACTATCCAGCGTAAAGTATTTTAAAGGAAGGCTCTATGGGATGCATCTTAAAAACTTACGAAAAAATTTGTTCTAAGTGTAAAAAGGCATTTAGAACGAAAAAAGTAAAACTAAAAAGATGTGATGTCTGTAGAAACAAGTAAGCGCAAATAGTGTTCTCTTAGGAGAGCATTAGTTTGTACTTATGTACAATACTTCATAAAAAAGGATACTCGTGGAAAATAATACTACGACCCAGACAGAACAAACTTCACAAAGTGCTTCAACAGAATCCACTACTGTTACAGATACCGGAGAATCTACAGAGCAAGTCACCAAATATGCAAATGGTAAATATACATCAGTTTCAGAATTGGAGAAAGGCTATGAGAATCTACAATCAAAATTCGGCTCGTTTAGTGGAAGCCCAGATGAATACAGTCTTGCAGAAGGCACAGAGATTAATAACGAACATCCAATACTTGCAGAAATTCAGGCTTACGGTAAAGAGAATAACTTATCTAACGAGGGTTATCAAAACTTAGTTAATGTTCTTTTAAACAATGAGAGAGCAAACCAAGAAGATATGCAAGCGCAATCAGATCAAGTTAAAAAAGATTTAGGTGCTAATGCTAATGAGAGAATCCAAAACATAGATGATTTTATTAATGCTAACTTGGAGGTTGATGATAGAACTAAAGGTTTACTTGATTTAGCTAAAGACCAACCTGGAGGAGTAGAACTTATCGAAGCGTTTATCGGTATGACTAAAAAGACTACACTCGCAAGTGAACAAGTCGCTGCTCCTGTTAAGACATACAATAAAGAAGAGTTGCATAAAATGCAGTTTGCTATGGATGAGTATAAAAACAGAAAGATGAACGACCCTTCTTACAGAAAGAAAGTAGAAGACTACAGTGCTAAACTTTTAGCGCAAGGATAGAGGGTTATTCCTCTTCCTTTATTTTCCATTCTCCACACCAAAAATCATCCAAGTCTCTAAGTTCGTTTATCTCTATTGCTGTTCCAACAGAGCAAAAGTAAGGAAAGCTTTTGCAGTTATTACAACTTTTATGAGAGTTTTTATCAGACTCTTCTATTTTAGCTTCCAACTCTTTTACATATTGCTGAGCTTCAATTATTTTACTTTCATCGTCATATTGAAAATGATAATCTAATAAGCTGTCGTATTCTTCTCTAGTCATTTTATTATCCACGTAATTAAAAAAACAACCAACACAGCAGCGACAAATACCGTTTGTTGTTGACCATCGTTTAAATTTAAAAACCATCTAATCATTTTTCTTCTTCAAACTTATCAATCATAACTCTTAAAGTCAAGCTAAAGTTACCCTCATAGTCTTTTTTAGCAACTCTTAGAACCTTTTTTATTTGTGTTGGGCGAAGAGTTACTTTTACTGCTTCTGTTTTATTGTTCATTATCTTCCTTTACAAACCCTATCTTATGGTTGGTATGCCTTGTCTCTGTTTTCATTTTTGCTTTTAAATCATAATCGCCAATTCTTATATGAACTTTGTCAATACCTTTTCCGGTAAAGTCAATCGCTTCACTGGCAATACGAGAAGCTACATCAAGCAGTTTATTCTCATCAAGACTTAATCTAAGTTCTGTCCCGAGCGTCGAAACATCAAAAGCAATAGAGATATGTTTAATTATGTAGTTTAAAAACTCTTCTTCTTTGGTCATGCTAATTTTAGCCATCTCTTCTCCTTCAATCGTAGGTACTTTAACACACATACTATTAAATTAAAATAAAGTGTATAATTAGTTTAAGAAATATCCTAAACAGATAAACAACAGATACCTCTTCAAAAGAGCCTGATTAGTTTAGAAGTTTGTCGCTGAGTGCGATGACCTCCTGAATTGTCAGGAGATACCCAAAACACTCCCAGCAATATTTCAAAAACTATTTTATCAAAAAGGAATTAGCATGTCAGTTAATTTAAGCGCAGTAGCAGCAGAACAGTTTGATTCTGAAGTTAAACACGCATATCAAGGTAAGCAAACACTTCGTGAATGTGTAAGGCTAAGAACAGGAGTTGTCGGAGACAAATATGATTTCCGTCTAATGGGTAAAGGTGCAGCGACACAAACAAATGGACCATCAGCAGATGTTGTTCCAATGGACATCGCTCACAGTTTAAAAGTAGCTACTCTTGTAGGTTATGAAGCTCCGGAATATACGGATATTTATAATCAAGCAGAAGTGAACTTTGATGAGGTTCGTGAATTAGCGGAAACAACAGCAGGTGCAATGGGTAGACGTGACGATCAGTCAATTATAGATGCACTAGATGCAGGCGCTGGTTCAACAGTAGCAGCAGGCGGTACTAAACTATTAGTTGCTAAGATTCGTTCAGCAGCTAAAGCATTAAATGCAGTTGAAGCACCAATGGAAGACCGTTACTTCTTAACAGATCATCAAGGTCTTGATTCTCTATTAGAGCAAACAGAAGTTACAAGTTCAGACTATGCAGCAGTGAAAGCTTTAGTACATGGAGAGGTAAACACTTTCTTAGGATTCACTTTTAAAGTTATCGGTACTCGTGTTGAGGGTGGTTTACCTGAAGCAGGTGGTGATGTATTCACTAACTTTGCATTTCACAAATCAGCTATCGGTCACGCAGTAAGCATTGACATGACAACAAGAGTTGATTATGTAGCACACAAAAAATCGTGGTTATCTATGGGTATGTGGCAAGCTGGGTCTATCGCTATTGATTCAGAAGGTATTGTAGCGGTTGACGCAGACTACACTTAAGGAGTAAGTAATGGCATTTGACAGAACATTAGTAGGGTATTCAAGTATGGGTGCAGGTAACGCTGCCCCTAAGATTTTCACATATAAGGGTTCAACTAACACAAAAGCAGAAGTAATCGCTGATAGCTTTTTTGATGGTATTGCAGGCCTTTTAGCAGTTGATGACCAAATTATTGCATCAACATCTGACACAGCACCAGTTTTACTGTATGTTGTTTCTATTTCAGCAGCAGATGTTGTTGTTACAGGCTTCACACTAGGAGCTTAATAGCTTAACAGAGTAGCCTTCGGGCTATTCCAATTAATCTACAAGGAGATAAAATGGCTAACTATCATGTTAAATTCAAATTGGTAAACGATGCGACAAACGCTGTTGCTTACAAAGCAGATTCTGTTGTGGCAGGTGCTACACTAAACGGTATAGTAACTAAAGAGTATGCAGTCTTTGAAGAACTTACGGGTACAGCAAAGAATGGAACAGTATTTAAAGTAGAGCCTGATACGACAATCGCAGGACTAAGCGAGGTATAAAATGGCTGGTTCAACATCCGCTATACAGATAAGTTCTAATGCTCTTATACTTTTAGGGCATCCACCGATTGCTTCTTTTGAAGAACCTGGAGCAGGAGCGCAAGCAGCATCAAATCTTTATGAACAATCATACTTGAATATGTTGACTATTCACAGATGGAGATTTGCAACTAAAAAAGCAGAGTTAGCAAGACTATCCGGTACACCTTTAAATGGATTCACTTATAAGTTCCAATTACCAAATGACATACTTTATCTTATTAGAAAAGATGTAGGTTTTGATTACGAGGTATATGGAAGTGAATTACATAGTAATAATATAACAGAAGAGATTGATTACATTCACAGAGTAAATGAGGATAATCTTCCTCCTTATTTTATAAAAGCTTTTGAGTTCTTTATGGCTTCACAGTTAGCAATTCCGGTAGTTGGAAACACTACAAGAGCAGATTACTATGCAAGTATGTATGAAATGCAACTAAAAAGAGCAAAGTTTGCCGATTCTACTCAAAGACCAGGTGACACTTTTTCTCAAAGTCCTTATACGCAAGTGAGATTCTAATGAAGCGCAGACTTATTCAGTCAAATATGACAGCAGGTGCAATCGCTCCTACTCTTAGAGGTCGTATTGATATAAATAAGTATTATAATGGTCTAACTGAAGCTGAGAACGTTGTTATCCTTCCTCACGGTGGAGTAAGACGCAGACCAGGACTTGCGAAAATAACCGATTCTTATGTAGGACAAGACGCGAGAATAGAGTCATTTGTTTTCTCTTCTACTCAAAGCTACTTAATCCTTATGTATCCTCTAGTGGTGAAGATATTTAAAGATGGTGAGTTAAAATCTACTGAAGTAAGTCCATATACTACAATAGAACAAGTTAGAGAAGTTGATGTAATCCAATCAGCAGACACAATGATATTAGTACATGAAGAACACGCACCAAGACAGCTTCAAAGAGCAGGAAGCGATACTAACTGGACTTTAACGACAATCTCTTTGACAAATGTACCACAATTTAATTTTGGATCAGGAGATGAAGATGTTTGGAGTGCTACTAGAGGATGGCCAAGAACGGCTACTTTTCATCAAGGACGCTTATATTTTGGTGGTTCTAGAGATAAAATAAACTCTGTTTGGGGTTCAGTAGTTAATGACTTTTTTAACTTTAATGTAGGAACAGGCGCAGCAGATGAGGCAATCTTTGACACATTGGATACTGACCAATTTAACGCAATCAATGGTATTTTTTCAGGACGTAACTTGCAAGTGTTTACATCAGGCGGAGAGTTTTACAACACTTCTAAACTGATAACTCCTACTGATTCAAGCTGGTTAAGGCAAACAAGTTATGGAGCAAAGAAAGAGAAACCTATTTCAGTTGATGGTGCAACTCTCTTTGTTGATAGTTCAGGAAGAACCATTAGACAGTTTATGTGGAGTTTTAATGAGGACAGTTATGTTTCCTTAAACGCTTCTCTTTTATCTTCACACCTGTTAAATGATATTCGCTCAATCTCAACCATAAGAGGAACAGCCACAGACATATCTGACTTTGTATATGTAGTAAACGGTGATGGCACAGTAGCAGTTATGAACTCTATGAGACACGAGGACATCAGAGGTTGGACTAAATGGACCACACAAGGAACATTTGAAGATGTTGCAGTAGTAGATAAAGAGACTTACTTCTTAGTAGAAAGAGAAGGCGAAATATTTATAGAGATGCTAGCAGAGGGAACTTTTACAGATCATAATGTACACATAATTGGAACTAAACCAACGACCTATAATGTTGTGTATGGAGCAGATAATGTAACTTTTAACGGTGATAATGTAACATGGACTGACTTTTCAACAGGTGTTGCGGTGACAAGCATTACAACTGATTATAAAGAATTACTATTAACTCTTACTTTTAAGGTTATAGCAGATGGTTCGATTATGCCAGATGCAACTTTTGTTGATGATGGAACTGATTTAAACCACGTTGATATTTCAAGAGATGCTTATGCTTTAGAAGTCGGTTTAGATTATGATGTAGTTGTAAAAACTCTGCCTCTAAATGTAGATACTTCTGAAAACGGTCCTATTGTAAATCTAAGAAAAAGAGTTAATCGTGTAATACTACACTTAAATGAGAGTCTTGGTGTTTATGTAATGCACAACTATTTAAGCGATAGACAGTTTACGGTTGTATTAGATGAAGCACCTGAACCTTTTACTGGAATTCACGAGATTTACTTATTCGGTTATACAGATAGGTTAGTAGAAGTAACAGTAACGCAACAAAATCCACTTCCGTTTGTCCTATTGGGCATAGATAGTGAAATAGAGTATTAAGGAGATATTATGGGTGGAATTCCAACAATGTTGGGCGCAAGGTCGCAAAGAAAAGGTTATGATATTGAAGCACAACAAGTAGGAATGGAAGCAAAAGCCTCTGAACTTGAAAGACGTGAAATGCTACAGGACGCTTTAGCAATGCAAGCTGTTATCACAGGTGCAGGTGGTAGAGCAGCGGGAGAAGGTTCACCACTAGCGATAAGAAAAGCTGATATAGCAAGAGCCGGGGAAGATATTGCTATGATTAAAGCAGGCGGTAAAGCTAAAGCAGCTTCCTTAAGAGCAACGGGCAGACGAGCAGAACAAACCTCTATGCTTAAAGGGTTATTTGAAGCAGGAACGACAGCTTACGCATTTTCTCAAATCGGTGGCGCAAAAGTAACTTCAACTGGACCAAAATTAGCTCGTGCATCAGACAGATTATATTAGTAAGGAATTTTAATGGCTGAATTACCAAGATACAAAGCACCAAGACCAACTCCCCAAACAGGCGGAGGAATCGCACAAAGAGCGAAAGCACAAATGTTTGGTACATTAGCTGATAGAATAGATGTTTTTGCAGGAATAGCTATAGATAGATATGCTAAAGAAACAGAAGTCCAAGCAAAACAAGATGCAGAACAAGCTTTTGCACAAAGAGGTATGCAAGCGAAAGTAAATGAAGAGATGACAGTATACGGGCAAACATATACTAATGCCCTTAACAATATGCATAAAAAACAATTAGCTATTGACACCGGTGTTAAGTTTGAAGAAACATATAATAAATTTAAAAACAATCCCGTAGCATTTAAAGAAGCTACTGATGAGATGTATAACAAGACTTCTGAACTATTACCAGACCGTTTAAAAGCAGAATATGCAATAGACTTTGAAGCAAACAAAGCTCATTTCGCAGGACAAGTAAATAATAACAGAATTAAATTAGACAAAGAAAAAGATTTAGCACTTACAAACGAACTATTTTTACTGTCTACTCAGAACGCTTCTAAGGCATCAAGAGAAGGAAACTTCGACTTAGCGCTGTATGAGATGGATAAAGGGGAAAAAGCTTTAAAATCATCACTAGAAGCTGGTACAATCACAGCAGAACAACATAGAAAAGGTGTAGCAGACATAAAATTCGCTTCATCAACTGCAATGTTTAAAGGTATAAATGATAAGCATATTCAAGATGGAGATTTACAAGGAAGTAATGACTATATAGAATCATTTAGAACTTCTGATGTTGAGGGCTACACAGACGAACAAAGAGAAAAACTTGCAGACGAGATGCAAAGAGATTTAAATGCTGAAGTGAAAAGCAACAAAGCTGATAAGGTAGATTATAAAGAAAGAGCCAATCTTGTTATAAAAAAAGTTAATGAGATAAGAGCCATAGGAAAAGAACCACCAGCAGCACTTGTGAAAGAAGCAGAAGCTTTAAAGCCTTACGCCTCTTTATCAAAACAAGATGAGTATGAAGTGCAAGATGAAGCATACGAATTTATGAAAAAGTTTGATGATAAAACAATAGCTGAAAAAGAAGCAATTTATGCAGAATTAGAAAGCGTTGATATTATAGATAGCGCAGCAGTAAAAGTAAGAGATGCTATTAAAAAGAATATAGCTTTTACAAAATCTATGGCGAAGAAAGACCCTCAAACATTAAGTGTAATGAGAGGAGATTCAAAACCATTAGTTCCTATGGGTGTGGCTGATGGTTTTCCTGGAATATTAAGAGAATTGGGAAATCGTGCAAAAAACCAAACTAAAAACAAAATAGAGTATGGGAAAAATGCTACACAGCTATTCACTGATGGAGAAGCTTCGGAATGGAGTGCTTATCTAGAGAGTGCAGACACTCCAATATCTGAAAAAATAGACTTTATCGAAATGATTGTAACGACAGCACCAACAAAAGTAGATGCAGTAATGCAACAACTTAGAAAGAAGGGCGCAAGTGTGTTCACATATACAGCCAGTCTTACTGTTGAAGGCAAAGAAGAAATAGCAGTAGGTGTTTTAAGAGGTCAAGAATTATTAAGAACAATAGGAAATCAAGATTACATAAAAGAGTTTAGAAAAACAATTCTTAGTAAGGTAGGAAATGCTTTTGTTAAAGGCAACGCTGATGATATGAAATCACTAGTAGATTCATCTCTTGCTTATTCAGTTTTCTTAGCAGAACAAAGAGGGGATATAACTGATCTTAAAGGTAAACAAGAAAGAAGCGTTTTATCAGATATAACAAACGGGTTGCATAGCATTAATAGACAAGACTTCTTTTTGCCAGATAATACAACAAAAGATGAATTTGAAGAATGGAGAGACGAGACGCTATCTCCTGAAGATTTTAAAAATGTTGCTGGCATGACACCAGATCAAGCATTGCTTTTTATCAGAGGAAACAGAGTGAGGATAACATCTGTTGGCAATAATAGATATGCTTTCTATGATACAATGGGCAATGTGCTACAAGATTCTAACAAGAATCCAATCATATTGGAGAAGTAAATGGTATTTACTGAAACAGAACTCAATGATGCTTCTGGAATAAAAGAATATACTCACGAGCCATCAAGAATAGAAACAATACAAGCTGCTTACAATAACTTTGTAGCAGTTAGTCAATCTAATTCAAAAGATAAACATTATAAAGAAGTAATGGAAGCCACAAGCAAAGAATGGACTTCTAAAGACCCTGATAACGCTGACCTTTACAAAAGAGTATCAAACTATGATGTAAGAGATATTGATAAACTTGAGGCATTGTACGAAACAAACCCTGAGATGGTTGAAGGTTTTATACAAACAAACCCTTTTAATGCAGATATTTTTTTAACACAAGACTTCTTGAAAATGAAAGAGCTACAAAAAAATCAAGGTCTTAAAAACTTTAATGATATTAATGAAGAGATATTAGTAAAAGCAAATACTGAATACGCAGAAACAAACAAAGTATTAGAAGAATCTGATTATTGGGGAATGGAGATGATTGGTACAGCAGGCGGTGCTTTAACTGACATTAAAACTCTTCAAACTTTCCCTCTTGGAACATGGAAAGCAGGCGGAACAATAATACAAAATGCAAGTAGAGCAGCTTTTGAAGAAATGGGTATTGAAACGCTTGCACAGTCAAGTATTGCCCCAGAAGTATATTCGTTTAAAAAAGAATTAGGGATAAAAACTTCTATCTTATCAGAAGCAACAACAGCAGTATCAAGTATAGCCACCGCAGGATTATTTAGAGGTACAAGTAGTGCAGCATTTGATTTAACATCAAGCGGCATAAAAGCTTTAAAGATTAAGGACCCTGAGTTGGGCGAAGACTATGAGCGTCTTGTATCTACACAAGTAACAGAAGACGCTTCATCTCATGTGGAAAATTTACATAAAACAGAGTTTGGTACAGAAGTTACAGAGATAAAAAATCCCAATACCAAAGGTCGGGAACTTAATAATGCTCCTGATGTTCCTGAACATAATCCCGAAGTAGTAGCTAATGCGCAAGCTAAAGTTATTTCAGAAGTAGATGATTTTGAAATAAAACCTCGAAAAGACATTGATGAAGATTTTCAGGAATTTCACGGAACTACACAGACTTTGGAAGAACTAAGAGTAAGAGATAAAGAAACAACAGGCGATTTCGGCTCAGGTTTCTACACGACATCATCAATAAAAGATGCTAAAACATTTACTATGTTAGGAGACAGCAAAAATGTTAGAGTATATGGTGTAACTAGCACTAAAGAAATAAAAGGCTTAAATATTGACACGGAACTAGCTTCAAAAAGCAACTTATTTCCGTTTGACACAGAGAACATGACAATTAAAGAGGCTATTCAAAGACTAAGATATGAAGAGGGTTTTTCAAAATATGATGCAGATATGATTGTTGAAGAATTGCAGGACTTTTATCTTAATAAAGGTTTTGAAAAATGGCACTATTCCAACATAATAGGAAAAGGAAAAGAAAAGCACACTGTATATTTTGAGCCTCAAAAGTTAAAAGTTACTGAACTAAAACCTAGATTAAAAAAAGAACTAAAACTTTACACAGGAACAGACGAAGCAGGTGAAGCTATTTATAAATCAGCAAAAGAACTTCGAGATGAAGTCGATATAGAAGCAGACCATTTAAGGAGTGTTGAAAAATGCCTACTCAAGTAGATAGAGATTGCGCAGACTTATTAAAAGATGTGCCACAACATATTATAGATGATATGAAGTCAGCAACAAGCAAAACAGAGAAACTGGCAGAATTAAAAGCAAGAAATGCAAGAGCAAAAGAACTTTTAGAAATGAGACTTCAAGCGCATGGAAGATTAGAGAATTTAATAAACACTCATCCCGAAGGACCAAAAGCAGGGTTGGTCGCAATAATAACTAATGATACTTGGGCAAAAGCACAAAATTCAAATGTAGAATATAAACAAAAAGCATTGCAAGGCTATGTTGAAAGCTTTATCCCTACACTAAAGCAAAACTTATCAACAACTCTTTGGGGCTTGAAAAGAAATACTGAACTTGGAAGAGATTTTGTTAAAGCTGTAATAGATGGAGAGAAAGTAAATCCTTTAGCAACAAAAATGGCAGGAGAAGCTAAAGAAGCATTAGATTTTATGCGAATAAGATTTAATAAGTTTGGTGGAGATGTTGGAGTATTAAGAACAGGAAAAGGTTACTTACCACAGTCGCACGATGCTTTAACAATTATGAAAACACCTAAAGAAGAGTGGACTAAATTTACTTATGATTTACTTGATGATACAACAAAAATGGATATTGATAGAGGTGTATTAGATTTAGGCTATGTATATGATACTATCGCTACTAACGGTCTTAATAAAATTAGTGAAACAGGTGTAAGTGGAGGCAGAGGAAAATCTATTGCCAACAAACACGCAGAAGAAAGAGTGTTAGATTTTGCAGATGGGGAGTCTTGGCTTACTTATCAAGAACGCTTTGGAGCGAAAGACCCTTTAGCAACAATAGACGATCATATAAGAAGAATGACAACAGATATGGCACTTATCGAAACTCTTGGACCAAACCCCGATGCAATGTTTAAAACTTTAATGGATGGGGTAGAAGCAAAAAATGTTATAGCAGGCAAAGATAAGCCAGCAGCAGGATTAGATACGCTAGAAGCAATGTATGATGTTGTAAGTGGGAAAGTAGATAGAGACACAGGAAGATTTGTTTTTGGCAGAGCATTGCAAACAGGTCGAGCAATCAACACAGCAACACTTCTAAACAATGCAGCAATTTCAACAATAACTGACCCTATTCTTGCTTCATTCACAGCAGGTTATAAAGGTATGAATCCTCTTGTAACAATGGGCGGTTATTTCAAAAACATTATAAGAGCAGGTGGAAAAAGAACATTTGAAGAAGAACAACTTATGGGATTAGGTGCAGATGTATTTGGTTCAGAAGTTACAAGAAGATTTAGTGAGCTTGGATCAGGATGGTGGGCTACTGCATCAGAAGCAGTTATGAGAGCTACTATGATGAATGTTCTCACCGAATCAGCAAGACTGTCTTTTAAGGCTCAATTCTTTAAAAAACTTTTAGGAAAAAGAAAGCTAAAAAACTTATCAGTTGACGAACATATAGAACTATTAGAAAAAGTAATGGAAGAATCAGACTATGCTGTTATCATGGGAGATTCAAGAGCTAGAGCAATATCAACTGCAGGAGAAGCAAAAGGTACAGTAACAGGCGAAATAAGAAGAAGCACTACGCAGTTTATGACATTCCCTGCCTCTTTTATGATGAAACAAGGTGCAAGAATGATTAGACAAAATACTGGCATAGGAAGATATGCTTATGGAGCAATGCTATTTACTTTAATGACTGCCGGAGGTGCTTTAGCAATGATGGGGAAAGATGCTTCGAAAGGTTATGGAGTAAGAAAAGGTTTTGTTCCTTGGGATGAAGACAACTCAGCAGAAGATGTTCGTAAGTTTTGGGCAGCAGCGGCAATGCAAGGAGGGGGAATAGGAATTGTTGGAGATTTTTTATTTAGTGATGTTAATAGATTTGGCGGAAGCAGAGGAATAACAGCAGGCGGACCAACAGCGGGAGTTATCGGAGATGCTTTAAAGTTGTCGATTGGAAATTTACAACAATTAGGTCTTGGAGAAGACACTCATTTTGGTTCAGAGTTTATAGATTTTGCCAACAGACACGCTAACCCCGTGAAGACTTGGTACACGCAAGCAATTTGGAATGAGTACGCAATAAGAAATCTAAAGATTATGTTTGATGAAGATTATGAAAAATCTGAAAGAAGCAAAGAGCGTAAAAGAAAGAAAGAATATGGTCAAGAAAAGTTTGATTGGCTTCAAGACACTCGCGAGGATGTTACAGAAGCAGTAGGAGCTTACGAAGCCCAAGAGATAGTATCTGAAGCAACAGAACCAATAGGAGAAGCAGTTGAAAGCATTACAGAATTCATTCAAGATTAGGTATAATTACATAACAGGAGTAAAGCATGGCATTTAATTCAAACCCAGGAAGGACAGAACTAACCGCTTCAGCAGGGCAAACAGTTTTCCCTTTCTTATTTAAAATATACGATGATGGAGATATAAAAGTCTATCAGACACCAGCAGGCGATGTTGCAGACGACACAGCAGACTTGTTAACACTCACAACAGATTACACAGTAAGCATCACAGGAGATACAGGCGGTGACATTACTCTTGTTTCAGGAGCAACAATAAATGATTCAATAACAATAGTTAGAGAATTAGATATTGATCGTGACACAGAGTTTCAAACAAGTGGTGATTTACTTGCGGATACTTTAAATATAGATCAGAACTATCAAACTTATCTAATCGCGGACCAAGAAGCGAATAGCGATAGACAACTAAGGCTTCCAGCTTCTGTTCAAGGGGTTAGTGCTGATTTACCTGCTCCAATAGCAGATGCTTATTTCAAATGGAATGTCACAGCAGACGCGATTGAAAATGATACAACTATACCTGATGCTGTTATATCTGCTGCAGATAGTGCTTCAGCATCAGAAGATAGCAACTTAGATGCAGGAAGTTGGGCTAACGAAGATGAAGATGTAGCTGTAAAAGAATATACAGATGGCTCACCAAGCGATAGAAGTCCTACTGTTTATTCAGCCCTGCATTGGGCTGCGAAAGCATCAGTTTTTAATCCTACTTTATATGCTCTTTTAGCTGGTGCAACCTTCACAGGACAAGTGAAAGGTATTACTCCTATAGCAGATGAAGATTTAACAAGAAAAGATTTTGTTGAAACCAATATGGTTAATGCTACGGCAGACGTAATAGCAGAGGGGCAAGATTGGGCAGGTGTTTCTTATACTGATACTGATGCAATAGGTGCTAATCCAACGGCTTTGATATACCCTGATGGTACAATTAGAGGTAGTACAGACAATGGTAGTTATGTTAAATATCCTAATGGGGATTTAGAGGTAACTACCATTGATACTAACCTTTTAACAGTAGATGCGGCAGAGGGTAATATTTTTAAAAAGAGTCCAAATGTATCGACTTTACCTATTGCTTTTGTGACTACTATACCAGTACAAGTAGCTACAACAGATGAATCAAGCTCGGTGGTATGGACTAGTGCTTATAATGGGTATCCAACACTAACAACTGCTAGAGCTTGGTTAATGTCAGCGGTAAATACAAGAACAGGTAGAATCACATATAAATTAACTGGGAGATGGAAATAGATGAGATACTTTAACACACAAACACAAAGACAGACTACTGAGTTTATAGACGAAGCTACAACAATAATAGACTCAGATGAAAGAGTTTCTAATTGGTTCGCCCCTTTACCCGAGGGCTTCAAAAGAGGTTTTGATGTTGATGATTTACCAATACTAATAGAATATGAATTAGATGTTAATGGTAATTTTTATGATTTTTATTTGCAGACTCCTGATGAAAATGGTAAATATTTAAAAGATGCGGTTAAGATACAAGCAGAAGTAGACAAGCAGGCAATCGCAGTTAAATGGGTAGCGATGGATACATTTCTTTCTGAATTAACAGTGCAGAGACCATTAGAGGGTGAAGTGCCTGCCGGATTTAAATTTAGTGCCAACCCCCAAAGTCTAGCAAACATATCTTTAGAGATAGACACTATGCTTGATAAAGACACAAGAAAATGGCGCGAGGATTGGGGAAACCAAGAAGTGACAAAACAGGAACTTCAAGAAGCCAAGAGACTTGCTAGTGAAGCAAAACAAGCTAAATTAACAGAATTGTTTGGAGCATAAAATGAGAATTATAGCAACTTGTACGAATGACGATTTAGGATTAATTGAAGAAATCGAGATTGTCGGAGCTACTGAAAAAACAATGCAGGTTTTAGTAGATTTGAATATGGCTAAAGTATATGATGATACAAAGCCGATTGTTGGCAAAAGTGTAAACGTGTACGAAACTAAATCTTATCCACCGGAGAGACAAGTATTTTATAACGATAGCATCTATATATCAAATACTACAACAGCAACAACTTTTGTTCCATCGGAATGGGATATTTTGGTTACTGGTGTAAATGCGGCATAGGGAAGAAAAATGGACTACAAAGAGGAAATACACGCAATAAACGCAAAACTAAGCGAGATTGTTACCTCTATTGAGTTGATTAAAGAGAGGCGAATAAACGACAAAGAAAGTGCTGAAAAACTGTCTGACAAATTAGATAAAATCACTGTTGCTGTAAACAGATTAAACCTTACTATAGAAAAAACAGAGGGCATTCAAAAAGGAAAATCAACAGTAATGAAGTGGGTTTGGTCTATTTTCGGAGGACTCATTTTTGTATGGGTTTTATGGGTTAGTGCTTCAATAACTAAAGTGACATCATAAAAAAGAAAGGAATAAATAATGAGTTTGGAACATTTAGATGCTATTGCATTTTCATTTCACGTTATCCTGTTAGGATTTAAACTATGGGTAACTTATGCAGTGTCAAAATGGTTTAAATGTACTAAGACACCAAATAATATTAAATATATGTTTATATTTGATGTGTACAGAACATCACTTTTTCTTTTATGTATAGCACTATTGTTAAGTGAGTTATGGTTTTTAACAACTTTCTTCATTCCCGGAGAAGTAGCTTTTTACGAATTTTTAAACATTATAGGGTTTATAACTTTTATAACAATCACAATCAAATATCATTTAAAGGAGGAAACTCATGCCTAAAAGAGGAACAACAAAATCAAGAACCGCAACAAAGTCAAGCAGTAAGTCCAAGAAAAAGAAGTAAAGTAAAGGAAATAAATGAAAGATTTTTGTACAGGCTTTCCTGAATACTGGTATCAATGGTATCTAGGAAAGTTTTATGTTCCAATGTGGAGAAAAGTTTATATCGGAAATTGTTGCGAGAAGCACGATGATGATTGTAAAACAAAAGTTTTTATAAAGTGCTTACGGAAACATAATATAGTGGGAAGATATGCAATTACTGCTGTTGCTGCTTCAGCTTGTTTAGTCAAATACGGAAAGGTTTAAAATGCAATTAAAAAAAAGTGTGTCGATTAAAGGTATTCGTACTGAGTTATTATTAGGCTTAGTTATTGCCAATGACGTATATAAAAAACTAGGTAAAGACTTAGTAGTTACAGCGGTCACAGATGGTAAACATAAAATAGGCTCACTTCATTTTTTAGGATTAGGAGCAGATTTAAGAACATGGTTTTTTAAAGACAAAGGTAAAAAAGCAGCTAAACTTTTAAAAGTAGCATTAGGTAATGAGTTTGATGTAGTCTTAGAGAAAGACCACATACACTTGGAGTATCAACCTAAAACATAACTACCAATATTTTGTAATAAAATGATAAGCGATATATATAATAGTCCCCCAGAACACTATCCCTAAAGTGAAGCCTACTGCCATAAAAAACTTTAATCTTAAAATACCTTTTTTCATTTTTTCTCCTTTATTTTTAACTCAATTTTACACTATGGTGTCATTAATTATCTAAAACATAAAGGTTGACACCACTCTCCCATTATCCCAATACTTCACCAAACAAAACACAGCACTTGCAACAATAGCACACGCTCCGGCGAATAGCATATAACTGTATATTAAATCTTTACTTTTCCAGTTCATCTTTGCTTCCTATTTTATTAAAAGCACTAATGTAAACTCCTTTTTTATCGTACTTATCTTGAAGAAACTCTATTATATCGCCATATAAAACTTCATAATCTAAATCTCTATCTAGTTTTATAATTGTGCTTCCTTTTTGAATGTTTCCTAATGTTGCTTGAAATTCAAATGCAACAAACCAATAATCTCCATTTTTCATCTACAATCCTTTCACTTTCCCCATCTCTTTGATAGCTTCTCTAAAACCTTGAGCTTTGGCTTCTTCTAGTTGTTTTTCAAAGTCGTCATAGATTTTATTAACTAAATCTTTTTTTGACAATTCTTGAGTATAGCTTCCTTTTGTATGTGTTAATGCTTCTTCTCTTTTCATCCCTCACTCCTCTGTGATCTAACATACTCTTGATAAACTTTATTTCTTTTTCTGTTCATCTTTTGGACTTTTTTAAGCCGGCTTTTCTTTTTACGTTGTTGAGGTGTCATTTAAACTCTAGTAATTTTAATAATTAAAGTTGCAATACTCGTCCCACTTTCTTTAAAAGCACCCTCTTCAACCTCTATAATTTCGGCATCTACTTCTTCTAAAAACTCTCTAAAAGCGACTTGTCTTTTTTGTGAACCTCTATACCAGCTAGTAGAGGTAATACAAACTAATATCCCCTTATCATTTAAACAATAATACATCTTCCATAAGTGGTCAATGTCTTGATTTTTTGTAAAGGGCGGATTTGCGATGATTCTATCAAATTTAATATCTATATTGTGTTCTAAAAAATTATCACCAAGAAACAAAATATTATCATCTATTTTTTTTAAGATGTCTTTATTCTGAGGCATAAGTTCATAATACGCTATTGGCTTAGTAAAAACCTTTTTTCTGATTGCTTTAATAATTGCACCTTGACCAGCAGACGGTTCTAGGAATGTATGCTCTTTTGAAATATCAGCAAGGTCCACTAATCTATCTGCTAATAATTCAGGAGTACCAAAGAATTGAAAATCTTTTTTTAAATTTACTTTTTTACCACCTAAAATCTCATCCATTAAAGGCTTTGGGTCGTGAGTAAAAATAAAAGCTTTCGTTTTCCCACCTTTCCATTTTCCACCAATCCCTTCTAATGTTTTTTTAACATCCATATACTCTTTTCTATCTAGCATTACATCTGGTAACTTAACACTATTTTCACTAACTGTTGATTTTTTTAAAATCTCTATTGTTTTTTCATTCATTTTCTTATTCCCTTATTAAGTTTTAATAACTAATCTCTTTACTGACTAATTAATTTTTTTAGAATTGTTAATATCGAATTTACAATAACCTTCGTGAGTTTCTTCATACTTAACATATACTTCATATGACTCTTCTATATACCCATCTGCTTTTAACTGTCTGCCTTTATTTCCAGCGTCCATTGGATATGTATCATAAGGAATTTTATATCTATCAACTTCCTTTTTACCATCTACTGTAGTATTCCAAAACATACACTTTTCAGTAACACAATTACTGCCGTTCATCGGGCAATATTTTTCACTAGCTTCTTCTATATTCATTTCTTAATCTCTCTTATATTTATTAATTACTCTCTTAAAGTAATATGACTTAGGAAGGAGTGAAGCGAAGCATACAAATATCCTGAGAAAAAATACGATTAGATAAATTTCTCATAAAAGTATGCAACAAAAATGACTTCGGAGCCGTCGTTTGCTTACACATACCCTAGCACTTATTACACGCTAGGAATATACACATTTAACAAGGCGGATGCCATTCCCTTGTATTACCTACAGCACACAACTAAATGTCGCCTGTTTAGGAGTCTATATCATTTCTTCGCTCAACATACGAGCCATCGGTCTGAGGACACTCTATAACCTCTCCAGTCGTATAAATTTCTTTATACAGAGTTTTTTTTCAGTAAGATTTTATTATGGTAAATTGAAGTTGATATTCATTTGAAGAATTATAGAAGCACCCTACCAAGATACTAGAATAATTCTCGTATAGACCCACTCGTTAAAGTGAGACTAATTTTAGTTAGCTTCTTGGTAGGGCTATACGAGAATATTAACAAAACTAAATTTAAGAACTTATCTATAAACCCATAATAATGAGCTTAATTGATATGTCGTTATTATACCATAAAAAAGTAAATACTTTTAATGGCCAACACCATAGGATTTGAACCTATAACCTTTGGATTTGGAATCCAATGCTCTACCGATTGAGCTAAGTGAAGATGGATACAAGACATGGACTCGAACCATGATTCATACCTTCAAAGGGTATTGTCCTACCATTAGACGATCCTGTAATATGGTACGGATAGTAGGAGTCGAACCTACAATCTCCTCAGCCCAAGTGAGGCGGCTTACCATCAAGCCTTTATCCATATTTTATAAATACTTACAGTGTGAGCCGTCTAGGTCTCCAGTTATTCCCCTACTTGGGAGACTCCACGCTACCTTTTAATCAAGGTTTCGGATTTAAAATCCTCATCAGGCGTGTTGTGTAGGGCTAGATGCTTCTGTGTCAACGGCTCTGAGAAGCCCACGCTGTAAATATTTACTATCGCAAAAAAACAATTATACCCTACTTAAATTAATAAGTAAAGCAAATATGTTCCGTATAGGTCTAATGTATCAGATTAGACAATAATTATACCACAGCTATTCTTTTTTTTCAATAGGAGTTAAAATAATCTTTGCATTATAGGCGACATTATCCTCAACCATAGCAGTTTGTGGAATTTCAGGGAGTATAATTTCTTCTATTCCTGTTGAATCTAGCTTCCATACAAAAACAATGCTGTCTGTTTCTATGATTACTTCATCTTTCATTTTCTGTCCTTTTTGTTATTATATCTTATTTCAACTCCTTAATCTTTTGTCTATAAATTGTTATAATCTCACTAAGTTCTTCTTCATCCCATTTCTTGATGGTTTTCATTGATTCCATCTCTTTAACTCTTGCTAGTCCTATTTTCTCTATAAGATTAACACGATAAGGTACTAAATTGCCTGAAAGGTGGTTATTGCATATACTGCATTGGCTATGGCAGTTATCTTCGTTGTATCTAAGTAGTGAGTTGCCCCCTTGAGATTTGTAATGTCCACAGTGGAATTGTCTGCCATCTCCTATAAAACCACAACTGATGCAGATTTTGCCGTCTCTTAACCGTATGTATTGATTGAAGAGTTTTTGAGCTAATCTCTTGAGTATGTTTATATCTGAACTGTTAAACTTTTTTAATGCTTTTCGTGCTTCTTTTTTGACTTCAAGTTTCTTTTTAGCTAAATGTTTATTGGCGTAAGATATTCGACAGTCCATCTTTTCACACGTTGGAGGTAAAAACATATGAGGGCTTGGAGTGAACCACTCTTTGCACTCTTTACATTTTCTTTTTTTCATAACTACTCCTTTGATTTAAGTATTAGTAGGTTTTTCATTGGTTGATATTTACAAGTGTTCTTATATTTTTAGGTAAATAGTGTCTAATTTCATTATACATATCACCATCACAATACTTTATATCATACTGCATCTTGTCAAAAGGAGTAGCAAATTCTATTTGCATGAATATATTGCTTTTCTTATGGTCTAGTAATAGAGTATGTCCTCTAACATCAGATGCTGATTGTTTATAAACATTTACCATTAAATTAGTAAACTGCTCCTCAGTTACTTGCTTTTGTACTTCTCCTAATATATAAGAACTTATGTATATCCAAGACTCTTTTAATTTAAACATATCATATTCCTTGCAATGCCCATTATTTATATAATCTCTACTATATTGTTCATCAACTATATAAATATCAAAACTATTAGCACCATGAAGATAAGGCATATCATTATTGCTTCTCCATATAGTGAATGTCTCATTATAATGTGAAATAATTGTGTATAATGTGAAATTAAATGTTTCTACTTCTTTCACAATTTTTGCTATTGCGTATCTAGTCATTAGTGATTTCCCTGATTCACTAAATGTTGAATATACACTTTTTGTTACAGCATCTCTTGTAAATAAATAAATTAAGTAAAAAATACCTATACTCATTAATAATAATATTAAATCTGTCATAACCCTTACACCATATCAGCAGTTACGCTGTCCTTTTTTAAGTTTTGCACCCTTTTAAAATCTAAATCTTTTTCAATCAAATCATCTCTAAGTTTTCTAAGAATTGCTAAAACCTCAACATTTCTTTTTTTGACTTGAGACCTTACGTTTTCTGTGAACTCAGCTTGAGCGATAATAAGGTCATTTAGATTAAAACTTGGAGCAGCACATTTGTACCCTCTGTTGTCGATAATCATTATATCTTTAACCGTAACAGTTCTAAAGCCATTAGCTTTATTCTGAATGGTTAAGATGTCTTTTTCGATGATTCCCATGTTTTGCATCTTTGCTCTGTAGATTCTCATTTTATCCTCTTCCAATTAAAATATAAAATCTTCTTACTGTGTAACTTCTTGCTATACTAATGATTGTAAAATAAAGCCCTATAAGCAAATTATCTTCAATTGGTACATTTATACCAAATAGCGGAAATATTAGTATCTGGCTTATTACAGCTACTGCGTAGCCTATTAAAATGTTTGTTATGCTTTCATAGAGTGAATGTTTTTTAGATTGGTTCATTTTCTAAACCCTCAAACAATCCAAAGTTTCCTTTGGCTCTTTCTACTCTTTCACAAGCAATAGCGTGGTATTTCGGTTCTATTTCGTAACCGATGAATTGTCTATCAAGATTTATACAAGCGTTTGCAGTTGTACCACTTCCCATAAACGGATCAATTATGATCTCATTCTTTTTACTGCTATTTTTTATTATTCTTTTTATAAGATTTAATGGTTTTATTGTTGGATGTTGATAGTCTTTTTTATCTGTTATGTTTATAGGATCTATATAAAGCGTTGATGCATCTTTGTAATTTTCAGGATTGCAGTAACCACCTTTTCTAAAATATAGACAATATTCGGTATCGGATAAATATTTATTGCTAAAAGTTGGAACTGCATTTGTTTTAACCCATTTTATAATATCAAAACTACACCCTAGATCTCTCACAAAATAATCAAAATACATTGGTATTTGAGCTTTGTTACAGAAAAAATACATATTAACTTTTTTATTTATTCTAACAAGCTGATCTAAAATCTCTTTATTGAACCCATTAACAATATTAAGATCTTCTATCTCGTCATTAACTTTTTGAAACGATTTAGCAAGATTGCTTTTCCCTCCTGCCTTTGTACTGTTTATCTGATAAGGCGGATCAGTCACAATCAAGTCCACACAATTATCTGGCAATTGCTTCATTAACTCTAAACTATCACCTAAATGAATTTTGTTTAATATATCTTTCATATCTTCATTTTCTGGATAATTAAATTTAAGGGAGAGTAAGAAAAAATCCAAACTTTAACGCTCTCGTGAATCCTTAATCAAAGACAGGTCAACAAATAGGAGCGAGGTGGTTTGGGTCACCTAAAACTATTGTATCACTATCCTCGATTAAAAACTCAATCTAATTATAACATAAACTCTTTGTGAAGTGGTAGCTGGATTCGAACCAGCATCGACCACAATCGACCTTAAATGCTCTAACCGTTAAGCTATACCACTCCATCAAAAGTTCTTAGATGTACATAAGTAAAAACCTATGTACTACGAGGCTAGTCTTCTTCGCCCCATTTAGCCACCTGATATACCAGGGCATAAAATCTTTTTCATGTCAATCCTTTATTTAAATTTACATCTTTTTTTCGAATAGTGAATATAAGTATACCATAACCACTTAAAACAACTTAGGATTTTCACCCCATTTTCTGCTTCTAGAAATAGCAACCTCAAGAATAATTACACCAACAACACAAAATACGATAATCGCCCAATCAATATAATCTAGTTCAAACATTTTAATCCTTTTATTTCAATATTGTACCATATCAGACTTTTCTAAGCGGAATAACATAATATGCCCTTGCCACTAAGAAGCCATCGCTGTTTACTGTGAAGCGGTATTTTAACTTTTTAGTTTTCACTTTCGGCTTTAACCTTTTATTGCTAGTCTGAGCTTTTTTAGTTAGCATCTTCCTCACCTCTTTTCTCTAACAAATTAATCAACCGCACTACTTCTTTAGTCCAAAACTCTTTTGTCTTAAGTGCTACCATTAGAGCAGCTTGGATTGCTTGTCTGTCTTTCATCGTAGCTCCTAAAAAGGGATTTCATCTTCATCTATGTCAATCACCGGAACACTGTTTGCACTTGGTCGCTGTTGAGTTTGTTGTTCGGGCTGTTGATAGCTCTGAGTCTGTTGTTGATGCTGAGTTGTTTGATTGGAAGATGCCTGATTGTCACCATGTCCTGCTTGATGCCCTTGTGTAGGAGCTTGATTTGTTTCACCGTTGTTTGATTCACCTTTACTATCGAGCATCTGCATTGTTTCAACCACTACAGAGTGTTTAGAGCGTTTCTGTCCATTTTGATCTACCCATTGGTCAAAGTTAAGTCTGCCCTCAACTAAAATCTTTGAGCCTTTTCTAAGGTACTGGTTTGCAACTTCAGCACTACGAGCAAAAAAAGTTATATCAACAAAACACACCTCTTCTTTTTTCTCACCATTGCTTGTGAACTTTCTTGATGTGGCAATAGCTGTGTTTGCAATTCCCATACCTGACTGACTGTAACGCAACTCTATATCTCTTGTGAGATTACCGACTAATATTATTTTATTGTAAGACATCTTACCACCACCCTAAAAAAGCGCCAAGCCCATGTATCCATCCAATCGGAGGGATTATCCCACCAACTAGAAGTAATATATACTCTTGTTGTTTAAAACAATAAACTAAATGATAAACCCAAGGTCCAACTACTACAAATAACCCTATTATCCACATTATTATTTTTACTATCGTGTTCATCTTCATTTCCTTTTATACATATCTTAAAATACTATCTATGATAGTTATGTGTTTGATTTAACAAGCGTTCCCATTCGTCTTGAATAAATCCAAACTCTATTCCATTTTCTCCAGCTAAAGAAATTACAAATTCAATATGCTGTGATAATGCTTTACTATCTATTTCACTTGTTGAGATTTTACTATCTCCCTCAACTGCATAATCAACATTCATATTTTTTAGCAACTGTTTAAGGTCGTCCATATCGTTAAAATGTTCGCCTTTTATAAACTCAAAGATACCTCCTGTTTCGTTATCTATCCATAGTCTAAACTTCAATGTTCCACACTTTCGATACAGTTCTGTTAAAACTGCTTTGTGATAGAAGCGGTTGAAGTTAGAAGATATGTTCATTACTTATCTTTTTTGTTCTTTTTACTATTTAGCATCGCAAGTGCTTTTTGATAGTCACTCTGTGCCATTTCTGCAACTGTATCAATGTTGAAATGCTCGTTAAACACTTTTATATCTGTGTTTGTTTCAGTAATAAGTTTAGATAAAATAACTCTCTGCTCGTTATTAATTTGCGTGAACTCTGCACCAACTTCATTGACATAGTTTTGGTCTTCATACATACCTAAGAAAATATCAGCATTAAAACCAAGTTTACTAAGTGCTTTAGTTAGAGTGTCAGTTTCAAGTTTTTTATAAGCATCTGTATCAATTCTAAGATTGCCGTTTTTGTCTTTAGCTAAAAGCATAGAGCAGTTATTCATTTCAAACTCTCCATCAGGATAAAAGAATTTACATTTTATCTCTAATAAAATTTCATCTGCTATAAATATCTTTTCGTGAGTAATATCTTTTAATCCCCATTTACCATAAGTACCGAATTGCTCCGTTGCATTCATTATTTGATATTGAGCATCAATCGCTGTGTACTTTCTGCCAAAGGTTACTTTTTTTGTGAATTTTGGATCAGTCTTCTCAACCTTTCCCCATAGCTCTAAATTTCCGTGTTTCTTTTCACTCATTATCTTATCCTCAAACTTTCAGTAATTTCTAGTGTTGCACCCTCGACCTCTTTAAACTCTTGAAGTTGTTTTTTTACTAAAGCTTTATCAACTTTATATTCAACTTTTAAGAATTTTTCCGGTATAAGTGTATCATCTGTAATTATTACTTTTTGTGTAGTCGCATAAAAGAAAGTAAATTTATCCGTTTTAAGCTTCTCCCCGTGCAAAAGGTATCCAAGTAACTGTTTAAGTTGTTCTTGCTTCCTAACCATCATAGCTTTACGCTCTTGCAGTCTTTTTATCTCACTTGCTAAAGAAGCTTCACTATCTTTAAAATCTTTGATAATATAAGATATTCCATCTGCTTTTTCTTCTTTTGCCATCATTAAATTATCAGACAGTTCTTTTATCGTTTCAGAATTGTCAATCAGTTCACCGGTTAATTCGTCAAACTCTTCAAGGTTTAGCAACTCTTGAAGCTCAAAAAACTCTTTTCCTATATCATATGTTGTCATTTTCCATCCTTTTCTATTCTTTTAAGTATATCTCTGTGAGCTTCCGTATATCCTTTTAGATACGCTTCATCCTCATCTTTAAGACTCTCAATAACTGCTATCAAATAAACTTTTAAATCTTCCATTATACTTCTCCCATCAGTTTAAACAAGACTTTTACATCTTGGTCGTACTCAAAACAATGTTTGGTTAGAACATCTACCGCATCACACAAACTTATCGCTTTACTGAAATGAAAGTTCTCGATAGTCCACTCCATAAAATACTCTTCATCTCTCATTTGTTTTTCGTGAAGTATGTCTTTAGCGTGGTTTTCGCGTTCCATTTCTCTTTCGTCAATGTCCATTAGAAAACCTTTTTTGACCATTTAAGACAGTAATACTCAATTATATTTAGTAGCTTACTCATAGTCTTCCACCTCTATTTCTGTGTAGTCCAAGCGTTTGAAGTTTTTAACATGCGCCAATTTAGCTATAAAATCAGCATCATCTTTATAAAAGTTAGCAGTTTCTCCCCAACAATCATTATTTACAAAAGCATACTTAGCAACCTTAATCATCTTCTTTGGTTCTTCTACTTGTTGCCAGCACGAAACATCAGTATGACTAATAAAAGAATCACAAGCTTCACCAACTTTTCTATTTGCTCCTGCCGTTACATAAACGCCTTTTTTAAGGCTTGAAAATTTAACGATTGCTTTAGTAGATTTATTCTCAAACCACATAGGATAAGTAAACTCTTCGTAGATTCTGAGGCTATCTTCAACAAGCACACTATTCACATCATAATTCTCTACACCTCCCATAATGCTAATTAAGCCACAATTTTTATCTAAGAACATATATTCATTATCTTTCAAATAATCACTCGTAACCTTCTCACCATTCCCTAAAGCTATTAAAGCTTCTGCCACTGCCACTGTTAGCGTTTTCATTTTCTCCAACCTTTTCTTTTTAAATCTTCCTAAGTTTATCAGAACCTTTTTTAAATGTAGCTTAAGCGGTAGATAAGAATTAAATATATAGAATTTAAGCTGTATTTAAAATCAATAATGTTAAGATTGCTAATATTAAAGATAAGAAGGTCTAAAATGCAAAAGAAAACAAAAACACATATTCAAGTAAAAATAGTGGCTAAAGAGCAGTTAGAGGCAATCAGAGATAAAGAGGGTTACGCTTCAATAGAAGTAGTAGTTGACAAGCTTTTAGTTAAGCATGGAAACAAGTCGTTATAAGGGATTAATTATGAACGGAGTTACACTAAAAATAGACGACAAAGTTATCGACTATAATGACAAACTAAACTACTCTTTAGAAAACGATAGCACAAACATAGCATTAAGCCATCACGAAAAAACAGGCTTTGGAGTATCTATCTTTGATAAAGAAACAAACATCATAAGATACTACAAGGTTGTCGATTCAGAGTTGGTTTTTGAAAGTGCAAATAATGTTATGACGGGGGAAGAGTTATGAGAGAGATTAAATTTAGAGCGTGGGATAAGATATGTAAAGTAATATTTTGCAATGAAGAAATAAAAATTACTTGTAATGGAGTTTCTTTAAGAGATACAGTTTACGGGGATTATGTTCAAATGGAAGATGATACTGTTGAACTTATGCAAGGCACAGGCTTAAAAGACAAAAACGGCGTAAATGGCGAAGAAATATACCAGGATGATATAATTGATGAAAGATGGAAGCTGTTAGTGTATTATAAAAATGGCGCTTTTTATGTAAATGTCCCTCATGGTGAATCTAAAAAACAAATGCTTCTATATGACTGGTTGAAACATAGAATAAAAGCAGGAATTCCATCTGAAATCATCGGAAATTTACATGAAAATGGAGATTTACTAAAATGAAAACAATAAACCAATGCCCTAAGTGCAAAAGAATATACATGCTAAGAACTTTAAAATGTCCTAACTGTAATGTCGGGTTGAAAAAGTCTTATGTGATCTTAAGAAATGCAGGTTAAGGAGAAGTGATGTTAAGTAGACAAGAAGTAAGTTTTATAAAAGATGCACTTACTGAGGCTATTGGATGGGCTGAGTACGCAAGTGACTATTTCCAACAAAAACATGACCTTAGTACGGATAAAGAAAATGTTGAAAAATCTATAAAAATTCTTGATGAACTAGAATCAAGAACTTGTGAGACTTGCGCATTTTTTAATAATACAGAGATAGATGAAAATAGTTTTAGTGATTGTGGTTTAGGAGTAGAAACAAGCTACAAAAAAATGGTTTATAAAGGTTTTGGGTGTAATGATTGGAAAGCAAAATGATAAACCTAATTGAACTAAACAGACAAAGAAAATATATCGAAATGAAACAAGCACTTGAAGCTTTTAAAGTTGAAATAAAAGGATGGATGAAAAATGACTGATGAAGAAAGAGCAAAAAGACGCGAGATGGAAAAAGATAGTGAACCTGAAAAACGAAAGGAAACAAAATGAACAATGAACAAATGAAAGCAGAGTATAAAAAGAATCCTGATAAGTGGGTGCCATACTTTAAACCTCAAATTGGACAAATTTATAAATGTTATGATGTAGATAATGTAATGCTCTTTGATAATCAATTCATTTATATAGCCAAAAAAGATAAAAAAGTAGCTGATGCAGTTATAGCTAATCCTGATGTTGAAATTGAATTTAAAAGCCAATCAAGTATATATTTTATACCCCTTACACACACTGCCCAATTCTTTGAAAATTATAATCCTAATTGGAAATATCAACTAGCTAAACCACAATGTGATGGTAAAGAAACTATGATGTGTATGGAATGTGGTAAAGAAGTAGTCGGCAATAGCTTATGTGAAGACTGTAAAATTAAACACAAAGACAATTATCCAGAGTTGGGTGGTTGCAATGGTTTCTTTAACGGTGGTTATATCAAAGCTTCACAAGAGGCTTATGATTTGTTGGTTGAGAATGGGATTACTGTAGAGACTGTTTATGAAGAAGATGGAGTAGATTGGTATTTTTTAATTCATAATAACCACGCTCGGTATATGGAAGAGGGAAGTGTTACATATAACAAATATAAAGCTAACAATAAACAATTCTACATAAACAACGGAGCTTTAAGTTGGACTGAGCCAACAAGTGCAAATAATGCACAAGTTGAACCAACTACTTCCAAAATGGAAACAGTTCAAATAAATTCAATGGAAGATGAAGAATTAACATATGAAGAAGCTAAGAAGCCGATACACGGAATAGATGAGCTTTCTATAGTAGGAGAAAAAGATGACAGAAGAGCAGAAATTCGCAATAGTGTTAATAATAGCAATAACTCCAACGATAATTTGGGCAATACGGAATTGGAACAAACTATAAGCATAACAGATGAAGATGATAAGGTTTATGAATTTGAGAAACCAGAGTTTGAAGGTGAGTTGTTGAAAGTGGTAGGCATTTTCATAATAGGATATACTAAAGAGGATTTGGGAGCTTTTTCTCGCACTTGGGATTTAAGCGGTGTATGTGTTGATTCGGACATAATCGGCACTAGTCGTGACCTCACACCAATAAAGAAACTCTGGTATGAAGATGAGAGTAATTTTCCTTGTATGATGGTGTCTGATGTAGATACATTATTCATAGTTCATACGAAACAAGGAGTTACAGAACAAATAAGAAGAAAATGGAGACTAGCAACTCAAGAAGAGCGTGACAGTCTCCATTTTGATGGAAAGGATAACTAATGTTTATATGTAAAGCTGAGAAGATAGATAGTGATGAGGAAGTTGAGGGTGCTTTTGATGGAGGCTTTAATATTATAACCTCGCTCTATGGCGGAGAAACATACAAAGGCAGTGATGGAACTCGTAAAATGGTAGCTAAGTATTTTTATGAAGAAATCAAACCAGAAACACTCAAAATATCATTTGATGGTGGAGAGAGTTGGGATAGTATAGATAAAGTTGCAGAAGATATAGCACTTTGTAGAATAGATAACTTTTAAGGAGCTAAACAATGAAAGCACAACCAATAGCAACACCAAACACAAAACAAGTAAAAGAAGCAGAAAAACAGCACATTAAATCAATGAGAGTGGTGAAGAGGGAGATTAAGCAGATGTTGAGGGATAAATAATGAAATACTTAATACTAATAGCACTCGCATTAAGCTTAAGCGCAAACGATGCATGTGAGATAGCAAAAGCAGACTACGACAGAAGCTTTAAGCTGTACAAGAAAGAGATACAAAAAAAGAAACAGTGCGATCTACTTGTGAATAACTTAGGTATAATCATAAAAGAGTGTGAATACTTACAACGCACAAAGAGAATAATCAGGATGATGAGAGATTCACAGCAATTAGAGTGTGGTCTTGTTAAAAAATGAAACTTCGTAAAATAGGGCTACAAATGCCAAAGTATCCTATAGTAAAACAAAAGGATAGAGATGAATGAGCAAGATAAAATCATAGCAGAAAGAGTTGGTAGATTAATTACACTAAGAACAGATATATATACTTATATTAAATTAGATGGAAGAGAGAATATTTACAATCATTTTAATAACTCACGAATAGTAAACACTATTTTAAAAGAGTATGATGAAAAAGTATTAGCATCTCAAGCGATTATGCAAAGAGCAGTTATTTATAAAAGCGCAAAACACTTTATGCTATAATATGGGAAACCAATTAAAAGAGCCTTGATGAAAGATACCTCTAAACCTCTAAATCTTACAAAAAAGCAAGATAAACAATACAGAACATTTGCACAAAACTACATTATAAGATTCAATGGGAAAGAGGCAGCAATACAAGCAGGATACAGTGAAAAGACCGCTGCATCACAAGCAAGTAGGCTGTTAACTCATGTTAAAGTTCAAGAGTATATCAGGTTCTATATAAAAGAGAGAGAAAAGAGAACTGAAATTACAGGGGATAAGGTTGTCCAAGAGATAGCAAAAACAGCATTTATGCGAGAATCCGACTTCTATCACGATAATGGAGATGTTAAGCAGTTAAGTGAATTAACGGATAATCAAAAGTCGGCTCTTTCTTCGTATGGGCTAAAGTCAATTCATATAGGAGATGGTGAATATATTGAAATCCCTGTGTTCAAGGCTCAAGACAAAACAAAATCACTAGAGCTTCTAGGAAAACATTTTGGAATATTTGAAAAAGACAACACCCAAAAACCAGTAGGAAGCACAACTGTTGTTAATATAGTGGAGGATAAGAGAGATGATTAAAGAGGTATCAATAACAACCAATTATAATTTAACAGAGATAGAAGGGATGAATGCTCCAATAGCCGTAGACATCAACGATTACAGAATGAGGGCTTTTGACAAAGAGGTATTCAAGTTAGCAGGAGAAGAATATAGAAAAATTATAAATTGCACAATGAGCCAACAAGAGCAAAGATATAAATATACATTCATAGTAGTAGATGATGCCAAAAACTCTTAAACTACTACCTCACCAATTCGCAATAATAAAAGACACCACCACTAAGATATTAGGTCTAGTAAGTGGCTTCGGGGCAGGTAAAACTTTTGTTGTTGCTCGTAAAGCAATACTACTAGCACAAGCTAATCCAGGATGCGATGGAATAGTGACAGAGCCAAACTTCCCACTACTTACACAAATACTTATACCCGAAATCAAAACAGCACTTGAATACTTTGGAATCGCGTATGAGTATAAAGCCGGAGAGTCAATCTTCTACTGTCAAATAGAGGGCAAAGAGACTAGAATAATCTGTAAGTCAATGGAAGGTTATGAAAGACTAATCGGAATTAATGCTGCTTGGGTTATTATGGATGAGTTCGACACAGCTAAAGCAGAACTTGCATACAACGCTTACATAAAACTACTTGGTCGTATTCGTGTAGGTAATGTAAGACAAATGATAATCGTATCTACTCCTGAGGGTTATCGTGCTATGTATAGAATCTTTGTTGAGGAAGCAGGAGAAGGCAAGAGGCTAATCAGAGCTAAGACCACAGATAACTACCACTTACCTCAAGACTATATAGATACAATGAGGCAACAATATCCAGCCGAGCTTATCGAAGCATATCTTAATGGAGAGTTTACCAACTTAACAAGCGGAACAGTTTACACACAATACGATAGAACTCTTAATGATACAAGTGTAACTGATGATGGGGTGAGTGATTTACATATAGGAATAGATTTTAATGTTGGTGCCATGTCTGCTATCCCTCATTTAATCAAAGATCAGAAAGCCTATGCAGTTGATGAACACTTAGACTTATTTGATACTCCTGAACTTATAGAAGTGTTAGAGAACATATATGCAGGGCGAAAAGTATTTGTGTATCCTGATGCAGCAGGAAAATCAAGAAAATCAGTAGATGGTAATAGTTCAGACATTAAGCTTTTAAAACAAGCAGGGTTTAGCGTGAGAGTAGATAATAGTAATCCTGGTGTTATGACTAGAGTAAACGGAATGAACACAATGTTCTGTAATGCAATGAATGAGAGAAAATACTTTATAAACACAACAATGTGTCCTAAATATACGAGAGCAGTAGAACAACAATCATATGATGAGAATACAAAGATGCCCGATAAAAAGAATGGACATGACAATAAAGGGATTGACGCTAGTGGTTATTTAATAGCTAAACTATTCCCTCTTAGATTCAGCAGAAGAAAACCTTTAGAGCAACACAAAGACAAAGCGCAAGGCAAAACTAATAACTGGAGTCCGTATGACAACTAAAGAATGGTTAGCAGATAACCCTGACGTGACAATGGAGCAAGTAGTCAATGAGTTAATTGAGTGGAGAGAAAGAGCAAAGACTTATCAAAAACAACTAATAAAAGCAAACAATCAACTTGCAGAGATTAGATATATAGTAAAGAGGTACAGTGACTGATGAGATCCTGCTAGAACATAAAGACCACATCATCAAACATACAATAGATGGCGAAGATGGCTTCAATGAATACCTCGCAACAACACACGTTAATATAATTACTGATGATTTGATATTCCTTTATTCTTTAATGGATGACTACATCGCTTTCTATTACTTAGAGCCATTCAACAGAAAAGGTAGTGTAGAGTTGTCAAAACTTGGAGTAGGACTATTTGATGTTTATACAACCAAGTACAATATGCCTATTATGTACACAGGCAAAAGGAATGTGTTGGGGAACAATTCAATAGAAATAGAGCCTGATGTTTATCAATTTATACCGAAGGAATTTCATATTAAATAATATTAGAAGAGATTGTGCTATAATTTGATATTAATTAATTTTAAGGAGTAGTTATGGGTGGAGTTGTAGATACTTTAACGGGAAGATCAGCTAAAAAAGCAGAGAGAGTTGCAGCAGATGCAGCAAAAAAACAACAAGATTTGTTAGCTAAACAAGAAGCTGATGTTACAGCCAAAGAAGAAGAGAGATTGTTAAGACAAAAAAGAAAGCGACAAGGGCGCAGGTCTTTATTATTCGCTGGAACTGATGAAGCAGGTGTCAAATCAGGCACACTAGGAGAATAAAATGGGCGGATTCACAGGCAAATCGGTGTTTAAAAAAACATTTGAAGCAATCACGGAAATTCCTAAACAACGAGCAGAACCAAAAGATTTAGTTGAAGAAGAAAAACAAAAAAGCCTTGAAAGAAAGAAAAAAGGCAGAAGATCATTGCTATATAGAGGCGGTGAAGCAGGTGTTAGAGCCGATACACTTGGAGGCGGATGATGAAAGTTAATGCTAACTACACTTGGGTAGTATGTAAAGAGTGTAATAAAACAACAAAGATTCTTCCCGGACAAACTTTTAACACTAAAGAGGACTTCTTAAAACTCTTTGATTGTGATTGTAAAGAAGAAAAGCCTAAAAGAACACGCAAAAAGGTAGAGAAAGATGCAACCAAAACTATTTAACTACGAAAGAATGATAAAGCGTGTTAACAAAGCACGGCAAAACAAAAAAGCTCAATGGGAATCACACCTTAGAGAGTGTTACCGCTACGCCTTACCCGAATCTCAAACCTTTGACCACTTCTCTCCAGGACAAAAGAAACGCGAATATGTTTATGACTCTACCGCTGAATATGCTTTAGAAGATTATGCAAGTCGTATGGAGTCTCAGCTTGTTCCAGCTTGGCGTAAATGGTTTATGCTTGAAGCAGGTAGTGAGATACCGGAAGAGAAAAAAGCACAAGTAGAAAAATATCTTGAAGAAGCAACAGATACTATCTTCCATCACATCAACCACTCAAACTTTAACGGGCAGATCAAAGAAACATTCTTAGACTTAGGTATATCTACCGGAGCTATAATTGTAGAAGAAGGCGATGGTATTCAATCAGCAATTAACTTTAGAAGTGTGTCATTATCTGAAATACTAATAGAGAAATCTGCACTTGGTATAGTTGAGACAGTATGGCGTGATATAAAAGTAAATGTTAAAGACATTGAATATATATGGCCTAAAGCTGAACTAAATGATAAGCTACAAAAGCAATTAGAAGATAATCCAGAGGTTAATTTAGTCGAGGGTGTCTATAAAGATGAAAAGACCGGTAGCTATATCACTATGTTACTTGATGAAACAAATAAAGATGTTCTTTTAGAAGAAGAAGACGATTCTAGCGAATGGGTAGTGTTTAGAGAATCAACAATCCCTGGTGAAGTTTATGGTCGTGGTCGTATAATGAGAGCATTACCAGACATTAAGACGCTTAACAAGATGGTAGAAGACCACTTAAGAGCAGCAGCGTGGTCAGTTAATCCAATGTTCACAGCCACAGACGATGGGGTAATAAACCCTTATACTCAAATAGTAGCACCTGGTGGAGTGATGGTTGTAGGTTCAAACGATAGAAATAACCCAACATTAGCACCATTAGTTGCAGGCGGCGACTACAATATCCTTCAATATGATATAGGACGCTTACAAGAGTCAATAAGAACGGTTATGATTAGTAAGCCTTTTGGTTCAATAGAAGAAACTCCTGTAAGAACTGCTACTGAAATGAGTATAAGAGATGCAGATATGCAAGCAACAAGCGGAAGTGCTACCGGTAAACTTCAAACAGAACTATTAGAAAGACTACTTAATCAGGTAGTAAAGATTTTAGTAAGACTTGGCAAGTTAGTACCAATGAAGATAGATGGCAAAGAGATTACAATCAAGTTCACTTCTCCACTAGCAAGACAACAAGATGCTGATGAGATAATGCAGTTTATGAAAACAGTAGAGATTATGCAGATGTTTCCACCTGAAGTTGTAGCTCGTGAAGTTAAAATGGAAGATGGACCAGGTTACATAATAGATAAGATGGGCATACCTAAAACATTTAAACGTGATGACTTAGAGAAAAAAGAGTATGACGAGAAAATGCAAGCTCAAATGGCAGCAATGGCAGCAGCACAAGGCGGTCAAGGTGAATGATTTAGACCCAAGAGACACAGAAGGTCAAGACAAAGCACGAGAGAAGCAGGCGAGACAAGCCAACTTACTTAAAGAAGCTGAGAATTCTCTCTATGCTCTAGTGTTTAATAGCGAAGCAGGACAAAAACTGCTTGAACAATGGACTGAGCAATATGTTTATGTATGGATAGCACATCCAAATGATACACAAATCAGCATAGGACTCAAGCAAGGTCAAGCAAACTTCGTAATGGATATAAAGAACAGACTAAAACAAATGGAAAAAGGAGTAGATAATGGCTGATATTGACTTACAGACAGTTTTAAATTCGGGAAACATTTCGGGGGTAAATTTAGGAGGAACTGCATCAACAGATGCGGTGCAAGACAAAGGCGAAAGTGATATAGCATATTTACCTTTTGAAAACAGTGAAACTTCATTGATAGCAGAAACAATTCAAGCAGCTTTAGAAGAACTTGCAAACATTGGATATGCACACATGGTATTAGCTACTCCATATACAGGTGGGCAAACACAAACAGCAACACCTATTAAAATATCTGCTTTTGACACAATACACCATGAAGCAAATGGAGCAGTAACCCCACTAGTGGATACAAGCGAGTCTGTTCATACACATAAATTCACAATTGAAAAAGCAGGGGTGTATAATGTATATGGAACAATAACTGCAGAGTTTTCATCATCAAATGA